CCAGAACCACCTGTATCTACTAATACTTCTTCTATTGTACCAGGTCCTATTGTACCAACTTTAACACTTGCACCAGAACCACCTGCTGTTATTTCAACAGTATCGTCTTCATTATATAATGCACCATCATTTGTAATTGTTTTTTCATCTATAATTTTTGAAACTGTTAATGAAACTAAAACGTCATCATCTGTATTATCTGTACCTGTAATTGTTTCACCAGCAACAAAAGTACCAGAAACAGAATCATCACCTACAACTAATTCAGTAACTTCTACACCACCTATTAGAAATTTAAATACGTCTTCTACAATTGCAGTTGCTTCATTTACTGTTGCACTTACTGGATCATTTGCTTGAGTAATTTTTTGACCTATAAGATTTGTAGGTTCTGAAGTACCTTGTGCTAAACAACGAATTATTTTTTTAGTATCCCATTTACCATCAGACACCCTTAACATTTCATCTTTAGGGTATCTTATTTCAGCGTCTTCATTTAAAAGTAATTTAAAAAATATTTCACTTGCACGTTTTGTACCTTTTGATTGATATAATGATTTAATATTTTTTGTAAGATTTCTTTTATCTATATCTTCATATAATCTATCAGGTACACTTGTTAAAAATGCGTTTCTAAATTTAGATAGAAAACCTGATATAGTTTTATCTACATCAGCGTAATCTAAAAGTTGTTGAATATTTTGTACTGGGTTTGCTCTATACTTACCTATAGTTGCCTCAGCACCTGAAGACGAACCTGTTATTAATTCACCTTCTACAAATTTGTTTTGATGAGCAACAAACAAACGACCACCACCATCAACGTCTTCTATTATTACTGTTGTCGTTGCACCAGATGTAGAACCTGTAATTGTTTCACCATTTATAAAATCACCATAACTTGTATCTTCTAAAAGAACGTTATCGTCACCATCATCTTTACTTACGTTTGTACCATCAAGTACAATCTTTGCAGCTGTCGTACCTTCTAATACTAAATGATCTGGATCGCCAATGTTAGTTAATGTGATTTCAGCTGATTCCATCAACTGATAATATGCTTTTACAAAGTCTAAAAATAATGGGTGGTCTTCAAGTACAAAATCAGGTACTTGTGAGTTTATAATATTTGATATTTTATCTTTAAAGTCGGCCATCTCATTTAATAACTACTAGTCGTGGTATATCCTATACCAGCGTTTGCTGAGCCTCCTGCTATTGTGTCAGCCTCAACTGTAACTGAACTGTTTGCAACATCAATATCTAATACTTGATTTCTAATAGGAACAATATCGTTTGAATTAGGTTTAACCGTAACTTCAATAACTGTTGAAGCTGCACCTCTTACGTTTTCTATATTAGAAACATTTAAAGAGTTTACTTCAACTTTACCTGTTGAGTAATCTATTGTACCTTGTGTACTGTTAGCATATGATCTTACAGAACCATCATTTCTATATCTTCTTACATTACCTTCTCCATCATCATCTAAAAACCAAATGTTTGTAGTGTCGCCATCAATTTTAAATCCAGTTGATTCTAAAATACCACCTGAAGCAGAATTGTGACCTGAATGTGGATTGTATAATGCGTTAGCAAAGTTAATTGTATATTTTGTAGAACTGCCTAATGTAGGAACAAAAGACTTTCTCAATTTAATTGTAGTTATGTTTGATAAAATACTTTGGTCTGTTTCATCAATCAATCCTGTTAATTTAGAATATCTAAAAATAGTATCAAATGATTGTAAAGTATTTGCGTTGTAATCTGTTATTGTTGTAACAACGTTTGATTTAATTGTGTCAGCAGTTTTAGGTGTTGTAGCTTCACTAAACTTAACGTTGGATGTAATTAATATATCTGTTGTTTCAGGATCAATAATAACTGGTGTAACTGAAGCAACTGAATATTTTTTTAAATCTTTTACTATTCTATCTTTTGTAGCGTCTGTAAGATTTGAACCACTTGTTGGTAAAATAGAAATATAAACTCTACCATAGAATGGCGTTTCAGCGTCTTCACCACCCCAAGCACTAACTGATTGTGTGTTAGCATAAAGTTGTTTTACTTTTGATTTATAATCTTCTACTGTAACTGCTCTGTCCTGTGAAGCATAAAAATTAGGAGCGTTGAATTTTATACTTTGTAAACTTTCAGGTTCAGCACCACCTTGTGCTGATGAGTTAACTGTTGTAGTTACATCTGTAAATCCTGAAATGGAACCTGATAAACTAAAAGCTGTTGCACCGTTAGCTTCTGTTTTGTTTGTTACAACATAACTGATATTAATTATATTACCATCGTCTAGTTTCTTACCTATTACACCATCACCAAAGTATATTTCAAATTGACCATCTTCAGCTTCTTGTAAGAAATAAACTTTTTGGTCGCCATCTAATTCTGTTATTGAAGTTGCTTTTTTATATGTGTTTGATGTAACGTCTGAAGCACTAGCTTGTACTACAACTTTTATTGTAGTTGTATCTGCTCTATCACTAGGTATTAAAAATCTTTGGTCAATATCTGTACTATCATTTGTGTAACTATAAGTTACATATGTACCTTCGTAAACATTTAAACTTTGTGCTGTGTAAACACCATCAACTGGTTGTACAACTTTATCTGCTACAGAAACAAACGTATAAGTTAAACCATCTATTGAAGATGTAAATTTTGTACCTGCAGGTATTGTAATTGAAGCGCCTGTACCATCATTGATTACTAACTTTAAATCAGCAACTGGTGCTCTAGCAGAGTTAGGTGTATAACCTACTAATTTAGCCAATGACGCAACACTTGATCTTAACTGTGCTGTGTCCATAAACATTTCGTTTGCTACGAAGTTTGCATTGTAAGCCAAGTAGTGTGTATTGTAAGCAAGTAGATCAAGCAATATTGCCATTGAACTACCTTCAAAGTCGTAATCTTTAAATTCGTTTTGATTTCCTAAAAATCTTTTAAGTGAACCTTTTATATTCTCAAAATCTAATTCTGAAATATCTAATTTGTGTTGTGCCATCTTATCTTACTCTTTGTAAAAATGTTGATACCGAAATAGGTGCTTCTACACCCTTAATTAAAAGTGAAACCATAATATCTATCCCATTATTTGTTTCATCTTCCCGAACAACTACATCTTCTACTGAAACTCTAGGTTCGTATTTCTCAATTGCCATTGCAACTCTATCCTTGATGAGTACCATCATAGGTTCGGTTAAATTCTCAAATAAGAAACCTCTTAAATTACAACCAAAATCTGAATTAAAAGGTTTTTCGTATTTGTTAGTTAAGATTATATTCTTAACTGCTCTTTTAATGGCCTGAACATCAAATAATCTTGCAACATCTTTAGTTGCAGGATTTTTAGTAAAATTTAAATTTAAATCTTTGTAAATACGATTTGATCGTTTACTTTGATTCGTTGTACTTGCGTCATAGTTTGAATAGGCCATAGCAATATTTATATGACTTTACAGACCATTTACTAATACATTTAAAGAACCTGAAATCATTGCACCTGCGTCAGCACTATCTCCTACACGTCCCCAAGGTATACCGCCTATCTTCACATTTGTTGATCCTTTTTTCAATGTAGATACATGAGCAGGACATAAAGGAACTGGTGGAAAAGTGTGAGATACGGTAGGAGTGCCTAAAACAGCACCTGGTATCGCATTTGCTTTAACCGTTCTTACTAAAGAAATTGCTAAATTAGTAATTCCAGTACAAGCATGACCTGTAGTCAATGGATCTCCTTCTCTAACTGCCATATCTCTCTTTTGCCTCGGATTGTCTTCGTTCTCTTTCGGCTTTTAACCGTGCTCTTCTTTTTTCTATCTCAATTGATTGGCGAATCTTTCTTCCCATTGGTATTTTTACAGAATCTACGATTTTTTTACCTTTTTTACTCGTATATTCAACTCCAATGATTTTATCTTTGTAATCCCCTTGTACTGCCATGACAGCTTTTTTCAAACTCATGGCTTCCTTCTCTTTTTCGTCTCCAGATTCGTTCCAGAACTTAAAAATTCTCATTTTTTTCATAATTTCCTCATTTTTTAGTGTTTTTTCAAGTATTTATGTTCTCTCTTTGTTCTCATATGCCCAAAAATCGCAGAAAACAAAGGGAAAAAACGGACTTTTTGACCATTTTTTTCCATTTTTTACTTGATTTTTCACTAAAAATACGGTATATTAATAGTATATGAAAACAACAAAGGAAAAAAACACTATGAATACACTATTTAGTATAATTACTATACTTTCGGCTATACTTGCCGTTGGTTTTATTGAAGATTGTGGAGGACATTGTATGGGAAATGAGAACTGGACAATGTTTGCTGTAATGTTCACTTCAACAATCGTATTTGCTGTATTATCAGTAATGACTATGAAGGAGAATCAATAATGTATTATATTTCAGAATTACATATGATGGATAACGAAGACGGTATACCTAAACTTGCTGATCATACTGATACTTTCGGTCCTTATAAAACTTTAAAACATGCTAGAAAAGACTTTATCAAAAAAGTTTGTAAAAGTAAATTCTTAAAACATTGGGATTATATGATTAGAGGACCTAGAAAGATGAATAGATTCGGTTATAAATCAGAATGGTACGTACCAATTGATAAACAATCAACAATAGGACATAACTAATATGTTTAAACTTTGGATAACAATCGTAATATTACATTTATTATTAACTGTCGGTGTTGTATTTGCTGAAGAACATGATGTTTGTAAACATGAACAAAAATACACAATGTTATGGTACTACAATGAGTGTGATGGT